ACCGACTTCCTCCAATCCTGACCCAGCCCAGCCAATTTCCATCCCAAAGTGCGTTGCGGCCTTTTCGACAAATTCCCGGATAGTCCTAGTCTCGCCAGTCGCGATGACATAATCATCCGGCTGATCTTGTTGCAACATCAGCCACATCGCCATGACATAATCCCGAGCATGCCCCCAATCTCGTTTTGCGTCTAGGTTCCCCAGCTCCAAAACCTCCTGTTTTCCAGCCTTGATCCTCGCCAGCGCTTTGGTTATTTTACGAGTCACGAAGTTGGTGCCACGATGCGGGCTTTCGTGATTAAAAAGGATGCCGCAAGATGCGTGCATGCCATAACTTTCCCGATAGTTCACGGTGATCCAATGGCCGAAAAGCTTGGCGACTCCATACGGTGATCGGGGATGAAATGGCGTGGTTTCTTTCTGCGGAATTTCTTGGACTGCACCAAACATCTCGCTGGTTGACGCTTGGTAAAATCTGCATGTCGGCTTGTATTTTCTGATAGCATCCAATAATCGCAAAACACCCAAAGCGTTTACATTCGCCGTATATTCCGGAATTTGGAAGCTGGCACCAACATGGCTTTGTGCAGCTAGATTATAGACTTCGTCCGGCATAATCTCTCCAATCAATTTGTCAATCAAAGATGTGTCGCCCATTTCCCCATAATGCAATTTTACCGGGGCGCTAAATCTTGCCTCGGCTTCTTGCAAGCTCTCACCGCTGTTTGATCGGTGGATGCCGTGGACTTCATAGCCCATATTGGCCAGCAATTCGACCAAATAATAAGAGTCCTGCCCACCACATCCGGTCACCAACGCTACTTTTCTTTTTTCCATTTTATTATTATTTTATTGATTATTGCTTTTGTTGTTTGTAATATTGTGCGACACTTGAAAGCTGAACAGCAATGATGGTCTCGGTCTTTCAGCTTCCAAAAGTGCGGGTTTCCACAACTTTCTTTTCTCCGGCAATTATTGCAATTATATTTTTTCATTCCATTTGATGGCGACAAACTCTTCCGGGTGTTCGCCATAAAAATGTTTAACTCCCTCGGTTGCGCTGGGGTCGTCATCCGTTTGGCTTTCATCCCAAGGCGTAATTGCATCGCCGATCTCCTCACCGTTGCGCTGGCTATAAAATTTCAACTTTGCCTTTATCTGATCGGATGGCTTGATACAAGCGTAATGATAATATGGTATTTTTGTCACGATGGTCTGCCCGACGCTGGTGATAAGCAAACCATTTGGCAATTCAACTGGGAAATCATGCGCGCCCCACCTTATCCCCGGCAAATTTTTAAAAAGTCGCACCGGTTCAGTTTCCCAAATTCCACCAAAGCGGACAAAGTCGGAGGTTTTCCAAAAATGGATCGGCTTGACTGTGAAAGCGTTGGCGTTTGGGTTCGCCTCGGCGCAATCTATCAAGTCTCGCAAATCCTTGTATTTCCATACTTCATCGCCATCAATTGGCAAAATATAATCAACGCCATCCCGGGCGATATTTAGCGCAATGTTTTGAACTTCACTTTTTCCGCTAGAAAACCCGAATTGATTAAATAATATTTTGTGGCCAGCGGGATGGTTCTGCATAATTTCCCTAATTTTTTGGGCAGTTCCATCGATACTAAGCCCATCCGGTGTGCATTGGTGTTCATTGTGTTTGCAACAACTTTCAACGATAGCAATTTTTTCGATTTCCGGATGCCTGAGTAAAGAACGCAAGCATGCCCCGATAAATATTTCCTCATTCAAAACGCAAAGCGTGACGCCAATTTTCATTCTATTTTTGCATTAAGGATTTGATAATATTTGCCACCCCCTGAGCGGTGTATTTTGCTTGCCAGCGTTTTGCATGGCGCGCCAGCTTCATCTCACGAATCATCCGGGTGCCTTGTCCCAACTTGAATTTGTTATATTCAGCCCGCATCGCCTTTCGGACGCTTGCGATGGTTGGTTGAAATTGCGTGCCTAAATCAAGGCCAGCAAATTCCACATTGTCGTATCTCGGCTTTATACCTACGCAATCCAGCCGTTCCATCAAACTTTCATCAAAATATTCGTGCATGCCAGTGTGATCCGGGACAATTATTGGCATGCCGGTGGCCATGCACTCAAGGGGAGTCAATCCAAAACCTTCACCTCGAGATGGGAAAACAAAGCAATCCGATTTTTGCATCATATCGCGCAATTCATCCAGCGTGTAAATCTTTTTAATGACTTCTACTTTGGGATATTCTGAAAGCGATGTTGTTTTTTCCACGGTAGTCTTAAAAACTAGGCGCACTGGCTCATCCGCACCAAACTCATCATCAAATGCGTTTAGTACGATATCCCAGCCTTTACGGTATTTAAAAGCGTCGAAATGCAAGAATGTAAAAATATGATCATCCGGGCGGATCCTGTCTAATAAATAAAATTTGTCCGGCTCATAGCCAAGTGGGACAACATCACATTCCAAACCAAATTGGTTCTTTAAAATATTGGAGCAAAACCGAGACGGTACAATCCGGCGATCAGCTTTCGCCCACCACTCACCCCAAAACTCCGGATATTTTGTGGTCTCAAACATCGAAAAGATAATATTTTTTGGTGCCTTTGAATAGACGAGTGTGTTTGGCAAATGGTAATTCAAACAAATTTCTTGACCCTCATATTCGTCATTTAAAAAAACACCATGCTTTTCAATATCTTTTTTTAGTAATAATGCGCTGGCCGAATATCCGTCATAAGCAAACATATTTGATGAGATAAAATGCACATTGATGAAATCCCTCAACCCCTTTTTTTTGGCTTCTAGCGCTCTTCGTTCCTCTTGCGCTATAAAAATCCTTTCTCTCGAATCAAGCCGCTTATACCCTTTCCGCCTTAACTCAAAGAATTGCGCGATGTTAATGTTTTTTTTCTCGATGTTTCCGTTGGGAGCTTTCAAGCACATTTCCATCTTTATTTTATTATAGTTTAGTTATGTTTTTATTTTATCACAAAAGGGGATTGACGCAACTAAAAAAGGCACCCACGAGGATGCCTTTTTTATATTCAATTTTCGACTAGCTCTTCAAAATGACACAAAGGTCATCGCGCATGATCGCTACACCAAACAAAGTGTCGAGTGTGATTTGATCAGCTAGGTTGGCAGCATCGTATGAATAAATCACGCGAATTATAATGCCATCCTTTTCAACATATCCAACCTTAACACCGGGAGCCATAGGTTTTGCCAAGGCTCGAGTTGCCAACACCATAGCGTTTCTTTGGAAAGCCATGTTGTAAGTTGTTGCTGGGCTGCCATCTTCAACCGGAAAAATAGACTCCATAGTTCTGAAACCATAGATTTTTCCAAGTTCACCATCTTGCACAACTGCGCTTGATCCATACTTCTCAGTCGAAACAAATACGGCTTCCTCGACAATGTTATTCACATTTTCCGGAGTAATATACAGATATCTCTCCATTCGAGGTGCGCGACGGGTGGTCAAATCTGCGCGGGCTTGTTTAACTAGGTCGCCAGTCACCGCAACGCCTTGAGATCCAAGGGTGTGAGTGAAAGTCAACGCTAGGGTAGCCAATGCGGTTTCAATCTGCTCTGCCAAGGCGATCATACCATCTGCAATATACCCATCTTGGATAACTTGCTCACCGGTTGCCAACGTCTTGACGATATCTTCAACAGCAAAGGTAACTTCCCAGTGCTGATCGAGTGTCACATCGACTGTGGTCGCTGTTGGGTCTTGAACGGTTACTTTGGTATTCTGCAATTTTCTGTTTGCGGTTACTGCACCACGAACAGGAACTTTGATTACATCGCCGATTTTTTGGCTGGTATAATCTGCGTCACGCGCTACATTTTTGGCAAGGTGTAGCTCGGCCTCTAAAGCTCCAAGAGCTTTGTTTGCGACAATCTCGGGTACAAATGCACCACCCTTTGTCATGCCAATAGTTACTTCCGGCATTTTATTTGAATTTTAACTAATAAAATTTTGTTTTCGTTTTATGCTGGGTCGATATCATCGATGATTTTCCCCTCTTTGTACGCTTGCAAAATTTCTGCCTCATTCGCTTTGAAAAAGTCATGCTTTTGCAATTCTGAACGCTTAAAGGATCTCACCGCCGCATTGCCTCCGTCTGGGGCGCCACCTCCACCGGCATTTCCGATATTGGCTGGCGTTGGTGCTGGGCTACCAAATAAATATGCTTTTTCAGTTTTCAATGCCTCAACGATTACCTTGACACTTGCCGCATCCACATCGCCATTCTCTGACAATTGGATTTTACTCATGTCGGTCAACTTTGTTACAGCGTCCAAATCGATAGCGCCTAATTTCATGGCCTCAGAAATCAAAGCGTTGGTTTTCACCGATGACTCAAATTTCTGCTTATAGGTCATGGCCTCTTCTTCTTTCGCTTTGGCCAGTTGTTCAAACTCACCTTTCTTTTTCATGTCAGCTTCTTTGCGGGTCGCTTCCTCAGCTTCACGCGCTGCGTTGGCTGCGGTATGCTCTCGCACTTTTGCTGCGACTACTTCGTAACTGTCATGGCGGATATATTTCACTCCGTCTTTTTCAATTACACCATCATGCGATGGGGTTGGCGCTGGTGCCGGTGCTGGCGTTGCCGCTGGCGCCGGAGTTCCGGCCGTTGGTGTTTCTGTCGCTGGTGCTGGTGCTGGGGTGATTTCTGGCATATTGTTTTTGGTTTAAAAGTTATATCGGATTTTTTCGCAACCCGCTTCGTGCCTAAATTATAACACTATTTTTTTTTGACGCAAATAAAAAAATAAATTTTGTCAATAACTTTTTTGGAAAAACTTTTTTGGAAAAACTTTTTGAGTTGTGAGCGGGTAGGGACGGGGTGGGTCGCACGCGTAAGGGTGGGGGCTAGGGGTGGGGACAGGGCGATCGCTATCGACCCCTATCCCCCGAATAATAGATATATCTATTTTTTACTGCAT